GCGTTCTCAATCTGGCTGTTGTATTGGTCGGTGGCGGCCTGCACCTGCGCCTCAATGGCTTTCTGCACCGCCGCCTGATAGTCGTCTCCGCCCACCCGCTTCAGGTAATCGCTATAGCTCATAAGGCCAGAGTAATCTGTCCCGCCGGAACCGTAGTAGTCATCATAGCCGCCTTGCCCTATGGACTCCTGATATTTTATCCATGCATCCGCCGCGCTCAGTCCACCAGCTGCGGCAGTGGAGTTTTTGCCCCACATACCGTCTGCCGTTACGCCGTAATAATCTTGCATCTCCTTGATTTGGCTTGCCGTCAGACTTCCGTTGTTGTAGTTGGTGCCACTGGAGGGCGTATAATCACTGTAACCGCCTTTTCCCATAGCTTCCAGATACTTTGTCCAAGCATCCGCCGCGCTCAGTCCACCGGCTGCGGCAGTGGAGTTTTTGCCCCACATACCGTCTGCCGTCACGCCGTAATAATCTTGCATCTCCTTGATTTGGCTTGCCGTCAGACTGCCATTGTTGTAGTTGGTGCCGCTGCCCTGTGTATCATTCCGCCCGCCGCCATAGGACATATAATCCGTGTAGCTGCTGTAGCGTCCCTTGTTGCTGCTGTACAAGCTGTAAGCGGCTCCGGCGTCCCGTCCCCCCGCCGCCGTGGTGGATTTACTGCCCCAGATACCGTCAGCCTTGGTGCCGTACCAGCTCTGCATATCCTTGATTTGTTGTGAACTCAGTGCCATTTTTCTGGTCTCCTTTCATCCTAAGCATAGCGGCCCCGGCCCCACATCGGGTGGCCGGGGCCTTTTCCTGTATGTTTACTTTTCTGCGGTATCGTTCTTGGCCAGCTGCTTGCCGATCTGGTTCACGCCGGTGGCCGTCAGGCCGGACATGATGCCCACCGCCACGGCGGTGAAATAGTCCTGCGCCGGGAACTCCGGCATGCCGAACAGCAGCGCCAGCGCGCCGATGGCGCCGCCGCACACGCCGCAGACGATGGGGATCCACTTGTCCTGAAGCGGACTTGCTTTCACGATCATGCCGATCAGATAGCAGATCACGATGATAGCGGCCACAGTGGCCACGCCGATGGTATTGATAGTCTCGTTCATGATGGTTGTCCTTTCCGGGCCTTTAGCCCTGTCCGATGATGTTATGTACGTCTCTTTCCAAATCCGCAATGCGGTGATTGGCTACCTTGATGCTCTCGCCTACCACGGCCAGATGCTCCTCCAGCTTATAGGTGCGCTCCACCAGGTTGTTGTGCTTGCTGACCTTCTGCTCCAGCTGTTCCAGCCGGTAGGCGATCAGGGCGGTGCTTTTCCGGTTGGCCAGATAGCTGCCGATCAGCGTCCCCGCAAGACCCAGCAGCGCCACAATGATGGCTTCCGTCATGTTGTGACCTCCTCCCATCCATATACACCCGGCTCCCACACGTTATTGTCACAGGTGCTGCGCCATGTTTTGCCGCCGTGTGTCACCTTGTCGCCTGTCATGTAGGGGTTGGTGCTGTCTGGCTGCTGCCACGTGGGGATGACGGCGGGGTCGGGGATCAGCACCTGTGCCCACAGGCTGGGCGCGTCCTCCGGGTTCCAGCCTGACTGCGATGTGTGGGCCTGTAGGCACTTGTAGACACATCCCCCATACAGCCGCCGGTCTCCCGCGGCATAGGCCGCCCCCTCGCCGTCCCACGGGCGGTAGATCAGCGGCGCTGCCGCCGCCTGTGCGTCCGTCAGCACCACCGCTGCGGCATCCATACTGGCCCGAATGGCCTGGGCCTGCGCCATGATGTCAGTCCTCATCCGTCACCACCCCCAGCGTCTGCAAAGCCGCCTTGTACTGCTCAATTTCTTCCTGGGCGGTCAGCACCTCCGCGCCATCCCGCCAGAACTTGCCGTTAGAGAACGTGTCCCCGATGCCCACCGGGCGGTCATGTAGTGCCACCGCATCGGGGAAATCCCCGGCGTTGGTCTCCCGCAGAGTAATGACGTTGGTCACCGCGCCGCCTGTCACGATCGCATATCTCATGCCGCCACCTCCTTGTGCTGCCGGATGACCACGATGCCGTCGGCAGGTTCAACGTTATAAGCGCCGCCGTTGCCGGAGTTGGGTACGGTGGCGGTCAGGTTATCGCCGCCGCCGGAAGCGTACAGGTCGCCGTTCGCTTCGCCGAACTCACGGGTGGTAGTGCCCTGCCCTTTGCCACCAGCGGTGTTGGCTGTCGTACCATCACCGCCATCCGTACCACCGGTAGCGGCACTGCGGGTGGCGTAAACTCCGCTGTTATTATAGCCGCCGCCGCCAGAGCCACCATCTCCGGAACTGCCAGTACCGCCCGTTCCCCTACCGGTTGTAGAGCCTTTTCCTCCCACCGCCACTGTACTGAATGCCGACGTTGTGCCGCCATCTGTACCATCTGTAGCGGATGTGCTACTTCCCGTACTGCCGTTCTTCCCAGCTGCGCCGATTGTGATTTGATAGGCGGTGTTGGCCGCCAGAGTGATAGACCTTACCGTGGTGGTGTAGCCCGCACCACCGCCGCCACAGCGTACAGAACCCTTTCCACCGCCAGCGCCCACCAGAAACGCATCAATCACCATGTTTTTCAGCGGTGTGAACGTTCCGCTGGACAGGAATTTAATGCGCCAGTTGCCGCCGCCGTCGTCCAGCACCTGATACGTGCCGTCGCCGCCCGACCAGTTGAAGTCCTCGCCGATGATGGGCGCGGAAATGGCGCTGCCGCCCACAAAAATACCCTCTGTCTGGATCATACCATCACCACCTCCACCGGAATATCGACCGCGGGCACAGCGCCCGCCGCCTTGACCGTCAGCGTACCCGCCGCCTGCGCCGTCACACGGGGCTGCGCCGCGCCCCACGCGGCGAACTGCTCGTCGGTGGCACTCTGGGCGATGCGCAGGCTGCCGTTGGCCGATGCTATCACGCCAGAGACGGCCAGCGTCTGCACGCCATTGCTCCACCCCGCCGCCGTCAGCGTGGCGGCAGCGGACACGGACTTGTCTGCCTTATCCTGCAC